CTGCCGCCGTTCTGGCCGTGTCAGCCGATTCAGCGCTGACTGATGCCTCACCGGCTTTTGTGGTCGCCGTAACTGCGCTGCTCTCCGCAGACGCTGCGGATGAGGCTGCCTGTGTGGCTGATGCTTCTGCCGCTCCGGCTGCACTCCCGGCTGTCGTGGCGCTTTCCGCTGCCTGGCCTGCTGATGTCTGCGCCTGTTCAGATGCCTGGCCTGCAGCGGTGGCATTCCTCAATGCCTCCGATGCCTGGCGGGCAACTTCTTCCACCATCGCCTCAAAACGCCGCAGCGCCTCCGGGCGGACGTCGTCTTCCGTCATGGCCCCCAGAAAATCATTCAGGGTGCCCGGCTTTGAATCATCGTAGACCGTAATAACCCCGGCATGTGACGGGGGATACCCTTCCACCAGGAGTGTGACAGCGTACTGCCCCTGCTCCACATCCATGCTGTAGCGCCCGGCGTCATCCGGATTTTCCGATGCCACCGTATTCACGACCACCGTCGTACTGGTCCGGCAGGCCTTCAGCTGAATGGTGCAGTTCTGTACCGGCGTTCCCGTGGCATCTTTCAGTACGCCGGAAATAAGTACTGGCATATTACCTCCATAAAAAAGCCCGCCCGCAGGCAGGCTTCAGATTCATTCACATCTCAGCACTGATTATCCGGGTCACGTAAATATGCCGGCAGAGAACACTGGACGCTCCGCGTGATTGTTTTTCCCTTTGCCTCGCGGTGCTGTTTCTGCCCACGGTCGGTGCCGGTATAAATCCGGGTCTGGTTTTCAATATTGCTGTTACCGCTTCCTCTTCCGTTATCGGCAACGGCAGCGGTGGAAAATAAAACGGACAGGGAAACCCCTGCCGCCAGATAAATTAAGCGCGACATAGTCATATCTGTTCCTCGTTAAACGAAAGGGACCGGAAATCCGGTCAGTTTGTGAAGTTGTTCCCCGACCGGGAAACCATCACCAGCGGCCAGACAGAAGCTTCAGTGGTGTACCGTCCGCTAACCCTCAGAGAGACACTGATATCCACGACCGGTGAAGTGGTGTGGACCGAAAAGACGACGGTCTGATACATGGCCGGAATCCCCGCGGTATACGGCATAACCTCCGCCGTTTTCACCTGGCCGTTAATATTTATCGTGACGGTGATGGCGCCGGAGCCACCGTTACGCTCGCAGTTAGCCATCACCGTGATGGTTTTCCCTATCTGATAGGTGGCGCTGTCGGTATACCGTGTTGAGGTACTGCGCTCGTCATTCGTCGCCCTGATGCTCACGCCCTGCATGACTTTTGAGCCACAGATATCACCGACAAACTCTTTTGCTTCTATCACGCCAGAAAACTTACCGGAGGTGGCATTGATTTCTCCGGTAAATGAACCGGAGACGGCGTTGATATGGCCGCTGATATCCGCATTTTTCGCAGTCAGCTTTCCGTCCGGCGTCAGGGAAAATGCCGGAGGATCCCCGCCACTGGTGATGGTCGGCGCAATGAGATATTTCACCAGCGCTTCATTCAGGAATATCTGTCCCCCCTGCGCCACCAGCATCGGAACCGTATTACCGTCAGACGGGTCAATAATTGCCGTGCGGTTCGCTGCCAGCAGGATCTGACTGAGCGTCTGACCTGCAACATCCTCAATCCCGGCACCAATCCCGGCGACATAGGGCACGCCGTCTTTCGTTTTCTGTACCTTCAGCATGTACAGCGCGTTCAGATTATTGTCGGTATCGGTCTGTACCTTCTGGATTTGCGAAATGGTGGCGGACTGGTCACCCAGCGTTTTATTCACCGTCTGCTCGATTTCGTTTTTTGTCTCACTGACGATCTTGCTGATGTCGGCTATATCCTGCTTCAGCGCAGTGTTATCCATTTTATCCAGCAATTCCTTAGCCAGTTGAGTCTGCTGTATCTTTCCGTCGAAAAACGCCAGATAACCTTCAGCGTCATCGCTGCATTGTCCGCTCGCCTCTGCAAATGCCGACTTTCCAACCCTGTTCACGCTGCGCACGTAAAACCACGCATCATGCCCCGGCCTGATGTTGTCCTTTATCCAGAATGAACCCGTGCCGAGATACTGCGCTTTTGACTGAATGTCTGCTGCGGTCGCCAGCTGTGTTGCGGAGTACCAGAATTCATACTGCACGCTGGCATCATAAATGGCCTGGTACGGCGTCACCGTTATCTGAAAATAGCCCGGCGTCATCTCAATCGTGGATGGCGCTTCCGGTGCCTGGATACTGAATGCCACGGACGCCGGTTCGCCCTGCTGCCCGAATCCGTTTATTGCCCTGACTGTCAGCGTGTAGTCACCCAGTGGCAGTTCGTGGAAGGCGTACTCCGTTTCGCTGGTCGTCGCCGTTGTCACCAGACGAACCGGATCGCCCTCTTTCCCACTGCCGGTGGTCAGCCTCACCACAAAACGCACGCCTTTTACCACGCGCGGTGTGTCCCACTTCGCTTTGGCCTGATACAAAATGCTGTCGTTATCCGTATCCACGACCAGATGCTGCACAGCAGGCGGAATAATCCCGTTAGTGGTGCCGGGTAACGGGTCAAAGTGCGCTCCGTTGTCCACGATGGACTCTTTTTCCGGTACGTGTTGTACGGCAGTGATGGCGTATGTGCCGTCATCATCCTCCTTAATACGCACACAACGGAAAAGGCGGCGCTTCAGAGAGGGCAGTTTCAGTCCCCAGATACTGTATGGCTGCACGGTTTCCGGCATCACCTTCAGTACAACCCGATCCGGTGCGGGCTGCGACTGAATCTCCGTACTGAACGGCGTACCGTCAGGCCCGACAATATTCAGCGTGGCGGCGCCGCTTTCCGGCAGGGTAATTTCCCGGTCAAGCGTCAGCGTGCGCGTGGAAATATCCAGGTCAGTGATACGCCCGCCGATCGACGCCCCGGCGTAATCGTTGTCGCATACCTCAATAATATCGCCCGGTGTATGGCGCAGGCCTTCCGCACCGACAGAAAAATCCACGGTCTGTGTTTCCAGCAACTCCGTCATCATCACCCACAGTCCCGTCCGGTGCGCCTGTCCACGTGAGGTACAGCCGAACGCGTCCATTTTCAGCAGATTGCGCCCGTAACGTATCTGTGAGGCATGGTCTTCCACCAGCTCCATGGAGGTTTGCCAGCCATTCAGCGGATCGGTGTATCTCACTTCTATCGCGTTATGGCGGTCTTTCAGGGCGCTGAAGCTGTATTTAAAGCGCCCGCCCACCACGTTACTGTTGGTGTAGGTCCATGCCGAATCGGAGGGCCGATCCTGAACGAAGGTCATCCTGCTGCCGTTCCACACCGGCATACAGCGCATCACCGAACAGAAATCTGCCAGCACGTCATACGCCTTACGCTGGCTGGTCATATACGCATTAAGCGTCATGCGGGGTTCCGTGCCGCCAAATCCGTCCGGCACCTGTTGATCGCAGTACTGCGCGATGGCGTACAGCGCCCATTTATCCACATCCGCCACCCCAATACGCCTGCCCAGCCCGTAACGGGGGTGGGTCAGTATATCCATCGTGCACCACGCCGGGTTATTCGTGTACGCCGGTTTAAGCGTCCCGTCCCACAGGCCGGTATATGTGCGGGTATCCGGGTCATAGTTTGAGGGGACCTGAAAAATACGTCCGCGCAGGTGGTAGTTACGCGTGACCTGCTGGCTGCCGAACTGTTCCGCATCCACCAGCAGACCGGCAACCGCTGTGCCAGGATAACCCTGCCGGATATCGATGATTTCCGTATACGACGACCACAGCGTTTTGTTCTGAAGCCTGTCGGTGGTGCTGTCCGGCGTCACCCTGACCATGCGGACGCTGAACGGGCGCGGCGGTAAATTATCAGCCACCACTGATGCCAGATACTGTGTTGTGATCTTGCCGTTAATGGTGATATCAAATTCCGTGTTCCAGATCCCGCTACGCTGAAACTGTATCAGCAGATTCACGGAGGACGGGTTACGGTCCCCCTTGTCCGTGGTCTCCTGCAGCATCTGTACACCAAAGGTGAAGCGTAGCCGGTCGATATTTTCTGAGACAACAGTACGGGTAACGGGATTATCGTGTTTCACTTCCACACCCAGCACTGTTTCCGCGCCGGAAGCCTCAAAACCTTCCAGCGGTGACTGTGGTGTCTCCCCCACCTGATATACCACGGTCACGCCGTGAATATTACTGTTACCGTCCGCGTCCACCACCGGCGTGTTGTTAATCAGCACGCTCTGCAGACCGTTCACCGGGCCGACTATCGGTCCCTCACTGAGGGCATCAATCACGCTCAGTTGTTGTGTGGACTTCAGATCGTCCTTCGCCTCACGTGGTGTATGCCCCTTCCCTCCGCCTTTGCTCATTATCCTGGCTCCATAAATAACAAAACCGCCGTATGGCGGTCATGTGTGTCAGCTCATGTTGTCATGATTATCACTGCCGGATGACGACAGACGGTCTGGTAATCCCGCCGTCCTGCCGCGACGTGGTGTTTGCCTGTAACGGGGACCCGATCACCACAACTTTTCCCGACGTGCTCTCATCCCGGGTACTCATCATCTGCGATATCACCCGTGACCCGATTTTCATTTCACCGTACAACACCGGCACCGGGTTCCCCTGAGCCACCATATTTTCCAGGGAAGAAAAGTACGTGTTCTGTTTCCCGTTATCTGTCTGACCCACCGTCGGTGTTTTGGGTACAGGTGTCAGCATCTGCGCCACACCACCCAGCGCCATACTGGTTCCTGCGGAAAACAGTACTGTCGCCGCTACAGCATTCAGACCGGGAATAAATGACGCGCCAATCAGCGCTGCCCCGGCCACCACCTGCCAGATGCCGTTTTTCGCTGCTCCCGCCATACGCGGTACAATATGAACCACCGCCCCCGCTGGTAACGGTTCATTCAGTCTGGCCGTAAGGGTATCCGGCGCCACGTCGCTTCCGGCAATCCGGACCTGATACCAGCCCTCATTCATTCGTTGCCGAAATCCGGGGAGTTGTATCGCCAGCGCATGTATGCCTTCCGCCGCGGTCTTTATGCTGAGGCTGATGCGCTTTCCAAATCGTTGTAAATCCCCGTAAAGGCAGATTCGCACCATTGCCGGTGTCGCCATATCGAATGCGTCCGTCGTTGCCATTTGTCGGTATACCTCTCTCGTTTACTCAACTGCTCCGGAATATGGTGCAACAGTTCACCGTTGCCGCAGTAAATCGCCGCATGATTGGGCGTCGGTGAACCAAAACAGCAAATCAGCACGTCGCCGGGCTGCGCATCCTCCGGATCCACCCGGTAAAATCCCGTCGCCTCCAGGTGATCCAGATAGAGGCTTTTACCCTGACTCCACCAGTCATCTTCCCTGTCGAAATCCGGCATATCAATCCCGGCCAGATGATACGCATCGCGGAACAGCGTGTAACAGTCCGTCACGCCATGCTCAAACTGCCGCCCGGTCAGATGTGGCACGCAGCGGAATTTATGTATCCGCTCATCACTGACCAGCCACCAGTCCAGCCCACTTTGTATCTGGAGGGTACGGTCCACCGTACTCAGATATGGCTGACCGCCATCCCCCGGATGACTGTGGACCAGCGCAACAACCTCACCCAGAAATGACGCCCGGATATAATCTTCAGGCGACATGCGAAAATACATCCCGGGTTCAGCGGAAATGTTCTCGCAGGGCAGGTAAACTGTTTCGAACGCCGTCTTCACGACGTACCCGCATGACTCCGCGGGAGTGCACCTTTTCGCATGTGTCAGAATGTCATCATTAATCATGGAAACCTGTTAAGACAGTTTGTTGATGGAAGCGAAAAATCCGGCATTCACCAGATTGTTACGCATTTTGCAGCCTTTCATGCAGTGGCTGCATTTATCCTTTTTCGGGTCTGAGGTGGGCTTATCGAACTCATCGGCCACTGGCGGGCCGTCGTATCCGCAGTTTTCATCCCGGTAATCCCACGGACAGGAGTCCGCCAGCATGGTACGCCCCGGCACCACTGAACCGTCGGTTTCTGCCGGTGATGCCAGAATAAGGGTGGCAGTCGATGAGTCAAGTTCTGACAACTGCTCCACGTTATAGCGCGCTACCGCCTCCTGCTCCGGGTTAGCGCCCGGATTACCGTTACTGAAATTCACCGCATCAAGAAACTCGCTGTAAACCTGATGCCTTACCACTGACGCGCCAACAAGACTTTGCAGATCCTCTGCCATGCCCGTGACCAGCCCAAAGAGATTGGAAACGACAAGCGTTACCCGTGGTGACGGTCCTTTACCGTTCATCTCAACATCCTGTGCCTGTAGCGGGTATGGCTCATACTGCCGTCCCTGCCAGGTCACCGGTTCTCCTTTCCCGTTTGGCTCATTACAGAAAAAATAACGTCCACCACCAATCCCGGTTAAATCAAACTCCCACAGATCCGCACGGGCAGACTGCTCCGTCTTTGTGGTCTCGTTCAGGGTATTTTGTGGTATGTCCTGCATAATATTCACCCATAAAAAAGGACGCCATGCGGCGTCCAGATACTCAAAAAAAAGAAAAAGGATTAATAAAATGAAAGTAAAAGTACCTTAGTACTCTCGTAGTGGCACAGGCAGAAAGAGGGTTATATTACTCTGCCTGTTCCGGTATATCGCTCTGTCAGAACTGATACACCAGACCGGTAGCCACAATGTTGCCTGTATTCAGACCTGCCGGGTTATCAGCCTTCAGCAGATTGATTTTATAGTCAACATATGCGGACATATTTTTATTGAAGTTGTACGTAGCACCAACATCGGCATATTTCACCAGATCAAAGTCTCCATAGCCGGTATTTCGGGCACGCGACTGCAGATAAGCGACAGAAGGACGCAGACCAGAATCAAACTGATACTGTGCCACAACCTCCCAGTTATCTGTTTTATGAGCAAAATCTCCATCGTAATCTTTCTGATTATCCTGTCCAATACGGCTGTCATCAGCGATATTAAACCAGGTCATATTACGTGTCTGAGTATAGTTTGCCGCCAGATAAACATCATTAGCGTCATATTTCAGACCAGCAGTCCAGGCTTCAGCCTTGTTGCCACCATCGTCCCTGTATTTCTGCTCACTGGTCCTGTTAGAGTTCGTATACGCAGCACCAGCGCTAATCCCCATGCCTGCATCATAAGTTGCAGACAACCCAAAACCATCACCATTCTGTCCGGCAATTTTACGGGAGTTATTGGATAACGGTGTACCATCCCAGGTATCACCCTTCCAGTTATTCCCGTCATTTTTTCCCTGATACTGGAGGGCAAAATTCAGACCATCAACAAGGCCAAAGAAACCATTATTACGGTAAGTCAGTAACCCGTTGGCCCGACCGGTCATGAAGTTATCTGAATTTTCATAGGAGTCATTACCAAACTCAGGCAACATATCAGTCCATGCGCCAATATCGTACAGAACACCGTAATTACGACCGTAATCAATGGAACCAGCATTACCAAATGACAGTCCGGCAAAAGCCAGACGGGTATAGCTTTGTGGAGAATTACTGGTATCTCCATCTTCCGGGCGGTTGGTGTTAATCTGGTATTCCCACTGACCATACCCTGTCACCTGCTCATTAATCTGTGTTTCGCCCTTAAAACCCAGACGCACATAAGACTGATCACCGTCTTTGTTTTTATTACTGGAAAAATAATGGAGACCATCGACTTTTCCGTAAAGGTCAAGCTTATTTCCGTCTTTATTATAAATCTCTGCAGCATTAGCCATTCCTGCCGCCATGACGGCTCCGGCCACCGCGGTTACTGCCACTGCGAATTTTTTCATTTTTTATTCCTCGCCACTGAACTATTCACATGAACAAGTGTCTTGTGAAGACAGGACGAACGCTATCACCCGCAAAAAGACCTGAAACAGCATTATTGTTACCACTTTAATTACAAAGTGTTAAAATTAATTTCAATTCAGGCAACCACCTGCTCAAAGGTGGCCGTAAATGTTGTTTTCAGTAATCCGGCTTTCACGCTCCATTTCCGGCAGACAACCTTAATCTGTCGGTATCCGTAAGGCGGCGTCCACAGAAATGCCTTCACGCCGTTATGTTCCGACAGAAAGTCCTCCAGATATCCGGCATCCTGCCGTTTTGTCCGGATGGTGACACTGTACTTTTTCAGGTTACTGTTGAGACCCGTTACGCGTCGCTGTTCGTATCCGTCACCAAACTTCACCACCGCCACCTGCGGTTCTGAATCCACCCCCATGTCCGGGTCAACTTTCCAGTGAAAGGTTTTCATCAACGATATGCCCCGCTCAGTCTGCCGCCGTCCCGCCCCTGCTGCTGCAGGTAATCAGACGCAGCCTTTTTGCCCATATCGTAAACAGCCTTCATCGCCTGCGCTCCCAGATCCGGCCCGGTGTTAGTAATGGCAATATGATACTGCGGCGCAAACATTGTCATTCCGCCACTTCCCGCCGCCACCACGCCAAGCTTTCCGTTTGCGCCACGGCGTAACGGCAGAATGGCCTCCGGCCCGGCTTCCCCCATCACTGCCGCCCCTCTGGCAAAGGCAAAGAACGTCGGTCTGTTAACAATACTGCCACTGTACTGGCTGAGTCCTGCCGAACGGTACACGCCGCCGTCCGCATTCGGAATAACCGACAGCGCCGCAGAACTGTATGCCCCTGATGGTGTACTGCCGCCTGCCGATGTGCCAAAGCCGAACATTGCCAGCACTGAACCCAACAGTTTAGAAGCCGCAATACGTGCCTCCATTTTTGCAAGGTCAGCCAGGATGGAGACCGTCAGGCTCCGGAAACTGCCCTTTCCGGTCACGGCAAAATTCGCGATACTGTCCGCCATGCCGTTAAATGCGTTTGTGAAAACGTTCTCCGTCATGCCTGCCACATTGCCGCCCTGCGCCAGAAAGTTATCCAGCGCCCGCGACGCCCCCAGCGTCCAGTCTCCCTGCGCAGCGTCAACTTTCGCATTGTAATCCGCCCACTCAGCCAGCCGGCGATCGAGACTGCCCTTCAGCGCCTGCTCCGCCTGACGATATTCGTCAGAACCGTATGTCCCCTTTGCCTTACTGTCGCGTTTAAGCTGCTCCAGCTTATCCTGATACTGTTGCTGAATTTTCAGGCGCTCGTCATATCGCCCGCGCTGCTGATCACCCATACCCATTGTGGCCAGCGCCATGGCGTGCTGCTGCCTGACGCGGGACTCCTCTTCCGTCAACTGACTGGTTAATGTGAGTGTCTTTTTCTTCAGTTCATTGAGGGCATTCTGGTGTTGCAAATCCTGTTGTGAGATATCGAGCTTCTGTAACGCCTGCTCTATTTCATCTTTGTGGGCCAGTACGCTTTTTTCCTCTGCCGTCAGTTTTTTACCGGACAAATCAGTGATGCGCTGCTGAAATGCCAGAAGCTGCTTATGCGCCTCCGTCATTTTTTCGGTCGTGGAGAGTTTCGCAGCGGCTATCTGCCCCTCAACCTGTGCCTGTTGCTGGCTGTACTGCAGAAGCAAACGACTGGCTTCATCGTTGTGGTAAGCAGGTGATTTATGAGTTACAGGCGGTTTGTTATCCGTATTTATCTGGGCGACAGCAGTTTCTCTCTGTGCCTGGCTCCATTTACCCGGTGCTTTTGCAACATTGGCCCATAACTCCGTCAGCGCTGCTGAACGTTTTTTCTGCCATGACAGATTTTCAGACAGTATTCTGTTCTGATAAATCAGCGATGCGGTTACGTTATCGTCAGCCTTTTTCGCTTTGGCCTGAGACTCTGCATAACCCTCCTGAGATTTAATAACAAACTCAAGTCCTTTTTTCTGACTCAGCAGCTTTTGTAACCCGGCATCAAAAAGATCTGATTTTCCGGATTTTTTCCTGTCCTCATAAATCTGGTTAATCGCCTGATTAACCTGTTCCAGTTGATATTGTTCTGTCTTTGGGCGACCAATATTTAATGCCGCATCCCAGAATTCCTTCCACCGGCTTGTTGCACTTCTTATCGCTCTTTCAATAATCCCCAGATTATCGATAATCTGCTGGCTGCGCCGTTGTTCGGCTTTGCCATACGCATCTGCTGCCGCCTGTCCTGCCGCCTCCTTAAACCCGCGTTGCTCAAGAGACGAGATGTACTCATACTGTGATGATGTCAGATAATGAAGCTGCTTATTGAGTTCCTCTGACGCCCTGGTCGGGGAATCATACAGTTTCTGAAAGTTTGCAATGGTTTTATCCACCGCCTCGCCCGTGGCGTTCTGCATGGCAACAGCCGCGCGGGCTACGGTTTCAACCTGTCCACCACGAAATGAACCGCTGCCCACCACCTGCGCCAGCACGCCTGCCGCATCGTGCTGCGTAACGCCGTTTCCGGCGAGCGATTTCACCATCTCATTAAGCTGCCCGGCAGTTTTCCCGGCGTAGCTCCCGGTCAGAATAAGCTGTTTATTGAACTCCTCACTTTCTTTCGTCCCTTCATAGTACGCCTTACCCAGCCCGTAAACTGCTGCCGCAATGCCACCAACAACACCCCCGATCATCATGCCCTTCGGTGACATCAGCGTTTCAATCCACCCGGCGCGGTTGGCCAGCGTGATACCGGAACCGCGAAGGGCACCAAAGTTACCCCGTGCAAGTTCACCAATCAGCACGCCAATTTCACGGCGCGCCTGCGCTGATTTCAGTCCCAGTGCATGAGTGGATTTTGTTGCGGTATCCAGTTTGCGGATATAGACATCGGCGGCGCTGCTGATCCCCAGCTCAGCCGCTTTCACCCGCAACAGCTCAGCGCGTGAAAGATTTTGCGCTGCTGCCTGCTCTTTCAGGCTGCGAATGAACTGTGCTTTTTTCTGCGTGGCCAGCGCTTCGGCATCGCTGAGTTCGCGTGTTTTTGCAACAGTTTCAGATACCAGCGTCAGATAATCTCCCTGTGAGATATCACCACGCCCTTTCGCCTGTTGTACCTTCGCCTGGATACGCTGCAACTCCTGCAGACCACCGCTTAACTGTTTTACACTGTCAATCTGACGGTAAAATGCGGCGGCGGCGGCATCCTGAGCCTGTGCAACCGCCGCTGCCTGCGCCTGCTCTTCCCGCAGCTTCTGATTCAGGGCTTCAATGTTGCGTTGCGTAATATCTATGCGCTGAGCCACCTGATCATAAGCCTGCGAATTCAGTATCAGCGCCTGCTTCTGTCGGGTGGTCGCGTTGAATACGGTACCGCTTCCGTCAACATATGCCCTGCCCTGTTTCTGCAGGAGCTCCAGAAGATTTTTTTGTCGCCGTGCTGATATCTCCGCTTTATCGGAAGCGTTCTCCAGCATTTTCTTTATACGCGGAACTTCGTCCTTAAACTTCTGCGAATCCAGCGAAAGATCAATCACCAGATTGGCTATCTGGTCCATAACGTACTCCTCCGAAAATGCCTTCGCCTGCAAACATCATATCGTCATCATTTTGTTCAAATGCCGGTTCAGGCTCCGGCATCAGACTGAAATCCGCTGCATCGTGAGGCGTTCCTGTCACCAGTCCGGCCACCAGCGATTTCAGGGTGGCAAATTCTGCGTCCAGGTGCGCATCACTGAAGCTGTACTGCCTGAAGTATTCAGACCACGCCCCCAGCTCCGTTGCACTCATTTCTGACAGCATCCGGCGCCAGTCTCCCCTGCCAAACTCCCGCGCAAGCTGCATGGCAAAACGAATTTCAGCCTTCAGGGCTTTTCCGGCGAATCGGCCTCTCCCGCTTCCGTTTCATCGCCAGAATCAGGGAGGGACATTCCGCTCAGGGACAGCACCATATCAGCCCCTTTTCCCAGCGCCTCATACGACCAAAGGGCGGCAATATTATCGCTGGTTTTCCCTGTATCCCGCGTCTGATCGCCATTCTGTAATGAGCGGGATACCAGCCAGGCATTAATATCAATACCCATTCGCAAAAAGGCGACTCGCCTCTCTTCCTCGCCCGCATCTGCAGTTTCTTCGTCATACTGCGCGGTTCGCTGCTGGATATATTCGAGGTATTCAACGCGCTGCAGTCCGGAAAGCTCATGCAACTCAACGGAAGCATCGCCATAGTTAAGCGTGTCTTTCTTTAAAAACATGGTTTATTCCTGTAAGAGGGCCCCGGCAGGCGGGGCGAAAAGGAGGGTTACGCCTGAACGGTAATATCCGTAATGGCGGTAAAGTTACCGTCTGACGTCATGCCAATAATTTTTGCCGTTCCGGCTTTAACACCTTTCACTGTTACAACGTTATCAGCCTGAGTAACCGTGGCAATCGTCGGTTCTGAGGTGGCAATGCGCAGGGATTTATCTGTGGCGTTATCCGGTTTCACGGTATACGTCAGATCAACCGTTGCGCCGACGTTCACGTTTGTTGCCTGTGGTGCCACAACCAGACCGGACACCGCTACCGGCGGCGCGGTGTCCTCCTCCGCCATATGAGGACGCCCGACGCCTGTAATTTTCACCGTGCGGGTGATCGCCTCTTTGGACTGAACCGTTTTTCCCAGCGAACTGATCCAGCCCTTAAAGACATCCACGGTGCCGTTAGGGTACTTAATGCGCCAGGCTTCCACATCGCCCTTATCAAACAGATCAATCAGTTTTTTCTGCCCCTGCTCTCCCGGCTTCCACGCCAGCGTGATACTGGTGTCCCCGGCACTTTTTTGCCCCTGTGCGGTGGTTTTCCAGTCGGCATCTTCATCATCCAGGTAGTTATCATCTTCAGCGTCAGCGGTCATCTCACCGGGCTGCAAATCCTTAACCTTTGCCAGCTTCAGCCAGTTGTTATCGCTCAGCGGGTTCGCATATGCATCGCCGTTACCGGTATACAGCCAGAACGTGGTACCGGCTCCCTTCACTTTTTTCAGCGGGTCAGGTGCTGCCATAATTCATTCTCCTTACATCGTGTAGGTTATCTGATACGTTATTTCCGTCATGGCCCAGAGAGCCATGTCACCATCACGCTGCCAGTCATATCCGGCCGGCGTCATGGTGTCGACAAGAGCAGCCAGTTGTGGAACATCTCTGAGGGCCGGATAGATTTTCCCTTCCATCCAGTCATCCAGCTCACGGTCAGGACTTTCTGCTTTCAGGAACGCCGCAACGTGCAGATGCGCTTTCCAGTTGTCTTCATCAAGCTCTTCTCCCGTGTACTGCGCGTCTGTCAGCCAGACCACCAGTGCGGGCAAATCTTCCGGCGCGATAACGGCGGGCAGACCATCAAACAGCGTTACGCCTTCACCTGATGTTTCGGACAGGCGGTCAAGAATGGCGTTACGAATGGCTGTATGTTTGTTCATCAAAGTCTCCTGGTCAGGTGTAGCCGGAGTTGCTGTTTCAGCGATGAGGCGAGTTCTTTGGGAAATTCTTCCGCAATGATGCGGTTTTTAGCCTCTTCAAAGTGTTGTGTCAGTGCCGCCGCCAGCGGGACCTTCACTACGTCAATGGGATAGCGCTTCTTACCTTCGATGCGCTTCATCACATGCCAGCGCCCGTTTGCCAGTTGCTGGATAAAAGCATCACGGAACAGGTACGGCCCAATCTTCAGCACACTGCCCCCGCGCAGCAACTGTCCTTTGCTGCGCGTCAGCCTGACCTGCGCTGTACCGAGTTTAATGGCGGGCAGATTGCCCCGGTTGATACGGATTCGGGCATACTGTTTTCCCACATCAAAGCGGGGGGAGGCTTTCCATAGTCTGACGCGCTGTTTAACCAGCCGGAAAGGAATACCCTGCCGGTGGTTATCTCCGGCGACCGTCTCTTTTGCGACTTTATGCGTGGCAAAGGAAATAGCCTTCTGTGCCAGCCTGTTTATCGTCATCGCGGACGCCCTGGGTATCATTTGTCTGTCGATACTGCTCAGATTCTGTACGGCATTTTCCAGGCCTTTAAGTGACATACGTCCTCCTTACCTTCGCCGGGTATCCGTCGGTGGGTCTCCCGTTCCCAGCCAGATAACCCGGCTTCCGCTACTCTCTTCCGGTCCCATTCTGTCCACCCAGTAATTCTGCTCCCCAATCACCAGGGTATCGGCTCGCTTCAGTTGTCGTAAGGCTGACGATTTCACGAAAAATGACGGGCTTACCCCTTCAATTCTGACGCCGCCGGAAACATATGAAACACTTTCCGGATCATCAAAAACCCCGGTCAGCGAGGTGCCCGCCAGTACGCCTGACGTGATGGTCGCTACAGTTCCCATAACGCTGATAATGGTGTCATCGGCTATTGACATGGCTGTATCAAAAAGATTGTCTGTCTGCGACATACCGCGTCCCTCATAACGCAACAATCAGTCCGTCGCGCGCGAGTTCATGAACATATATTTCCTGAATACGTGCCAAATCCCCTGCCTGAACGGTATCCAGAATCCGATCGCTGTCTGCTGCCAGCGCGTGAATATGAAGCGTGCGGACCGCCCTGATAAGGGCAAATCCCGAAAGATTGGTATTGCTTTTTGCAGATTCCGGCTCGTCCTGTGGGTCACTGGCCGTCGTTTCAGCATTTTCCCCGGCTTGCATTCCGCTCGCCTCTTCCTCCCACTCAGCGACACGCTGGCTGATTTCGGCAGCGCTGCCGGAAATATCCGGCTCCCGACCGAGCTGTACGGCGAGTTCCTGCAGACGGGCGATATTCTCTTCTTTTGTTGCCATTTTCGGTCATCCTTCTGATTTCATGACACAAAAAAGGCCCTTACGGGCCGTTTTGTCGGTTCTCTCAGCCCACCTGGACAATCACAAATTCATCCGGGTCCGGCAGCACCATCAGCGGCGCAGACTGCGTCATGGTGTACTCGTTAGCCGGGTCGCCAACGGTGATCCAGTGCTTCGGGTAACGCGTTGCAGCAACAATGCCCTCCGCGAGCGCCTGTGAATCCTGAATAGCACCATAACAGCGGATACCTTCTGCCGCGGTATTGCCCAGCACCAGAGTGCCTTCCGGGAGGTAGCGCTTTTCAGTGCCGTCTTTATCGATGTATGAGGTTTTTGCCACCACAATCGCCAGATCGCCGTACCAGCCCTTAAAGGACACGACGGCCCCCAGGTCTTTAACGGCGGTTTCCAGCACCGATGTGGAGCCACGGCGGGTATCCAGTTTTTCGCGGAACAGTTTAAAGCCGTTTAACAGGCGCCAGACCTTCCCGTCCATCACGGCGATATTAATCAGTCCGGATGCCTGGTCGCAGTACATATCGATATCAAATGACGGATCGAAGGTATCACGGTCCTGTTCTGACCATTTTTTACCGCTGGCCTGGGTGATGTTATTGGCCGCTGAGCGCCCGAAATCCACCTCCACGGTCTCGAACTGCTCGCCCTCCATAATGTATTTTCCGTTCAGCACTGCGCTGACGGCCTGCATCTCCTCCACCTGGATGATGGCCTGCTCCTCCTGCTTGAGGTTGTCGGTCAGAATACGCAGACGACGGTAGGCCGGGTCGTTCAGTTGCGCCGGATCTTCCCCTGGCAGACGCTCCACAACCTGCGAATAATTCACCTCATGCTTCGGTTTGACGTATCCCGGGCGCAGTACGCGGGTTTCACCGCCACGATTACGCAGCACTTTTCCGCCCACCACCGGCGACACATAGGCCGCAATGGGGGTTTTTCCGGTAATTTTATCCAGCATGACCTCCTGCTCTTTGAATGTCACCGTGCGACGAAAAAACAGGGTCAGGAAAAGCGGGTTAAACTTGACTTTCTGCTCGGTGTAACCGAGTAACTGACGGGTGGTAAATAAATTCATGAAACGTGTTCCTTTGAACGGTAAAAACAGAACAGGCCGCTGTGCGGCCTGCCGTGTATTGCGTAATTATCGGACGGTTATCAGGGCAGTGCGGCATGACTGATGGCGCTGCCGGAAAAGGCATTTGCCTTTTTAACGGCGTCAACACTTTCCGGCCACAACAGCGCTTCCGTGGCAAATGTGCCGCTTTTCCAGTACGTCAGTACACTTTCAGTGCCTTCCAGTGGCAGGGTCAGTACACCCACAGCGGCTCCGGCCTTCTGTCCGTCCCATGCCGCAAGTTTCCCTGTGGCATCATCCAGCATCAGTGGTGTCAGCGCTGGGGTTGCAGCCGTAATACCGCTGGCCCCTGTTGTGGTATATGCCGGATCATTTCCGGCGAAAATACGGTTTTCATCACGCTGTTGTGTCGTCGTTTTAAAGGTCATAATTTATCCTCGCCCTTTGTTGCCCTCGTTCCCGGAATGCTCATCAGGAGTTGCGTATCTGTATCAACATCGTTGCTGTTACCGCTACTTCCTGACAGTGACGCCGGGGAATGTAACTGCATAAACTGATCAAAGGCATTATTCATATTCGTCCCCCCCGAACCTGAAGCATCCGGCGCCGCCGCCAGTAGCTCGCGAGCCTGTTCAACTGTCATTCCAGGTATGGTCGCTAATTTTCCCGCCAGTTCTTCACGCCCCTTAGCTTCATCCAGTGCCAGAATACTGTCGCTGAGGGATGTAGTACCGGCACGCGGTGCAGCGGCAAGAATGGTTTTTGCCCGCTCTGTAGTCATATCCGACATGGCGGCCAGCGTGGAGGCAAGTCCCTCTCGCCCCTTAGCGTCGTCAAGCGCCATAATGCGATCGGCCTCGCTGACAACTTCCTGCTGCGGCGCGGCTGCAGCCAGAATGCCCTGCGCCTGCGCCACGCTCATACCCGGTTGTCCGGCCAGCATCTGCGCCAGCGCCTCACGCCCTTTTGCCTCAGAGCAACCTATAATCCCCATCACGCGCCGATTTTCCTGCGCTGCCGCTTCTGTTGCTGTTAATTCCGGCATAGTGCCTCCTGTTGTATTGTTCTTCAGTGCTGCGGCCATTACCGTAACGGCATCTGCAGCGTTTACCATTTCATCAGCCAGCCCGATATCAATACCCGCCTGGCCGTCGTAGACGGCGGCTTCCGTCGCCATGACGGCCTCTGCGGACAACCCGGTATACTGTGCAACCCTGTCGGCAAACATCTTTCTGGCTTCGTCCATTCGCTGCTGATAGTCGGCATGGACGCTTTCCGGTAATGCCCGCGTTACATCCAGATCGACCTTGTGCCCCCCTGAATAGATCAGGGTGATTTCCACGCCCTCCTGTTCCAGTTGTCCGGCATAGCTGGTATGCGCCATCACCACGCCAACAGACCCGATTCTGGCAGTCTGCGTCACCAGGCGGCGGGAGCATGCAGACGCCAGCAGCATCGCCCCTGAACAGGACATATCATTCATCAGCGCCCATATCGGCTTCTGTTGTCCCAGACGGTAAATCATGTCCGCACAGTCAAACGCGCCTGCGGCCTGTCCGCCCGGACTGTCTATATCCAGCAGCACCCCCGTCACTTCTGGATCGGAAATTGCCTGTTGCAGACGGGCGGTAATGCCGTCATAGCCGGTCATGCCGGAAAATGGCCGCATCCCGCCAAGTTTATGAACAAGTGTTCCTGACACTGGTAACACGGCAATACCATTCACCACCTGGTAAAAACGCGCCCGTGGTTTGTCGCCGGACATATAATTTCCGGTAACAAGCTCCATACCCGCCTGATCAAGGTTTTCCAGGTTCTGGGGAATGTGCAGGCTGCCAGCGCCTGACTCCCTGCCCAGCGCGCAAAAGAAAACCCGCGCATAGGCGGGTTCAAGTAACAGCGGGGCGTTCGTGGCCTGGCTGAGTATATGCGGGAGATTACGTTGCACGTTGCTCCTCCTCCGGTTTTCTGCTGTCTGAAATCTGTTGCTGGTATGTATCGGTTATCCATACCGGGCGTGGAAGCCCGGCACTGCGGCGTTCTTCTGACTCTCTGACCTGCTGGCGGAAAATATCCTGGTAATCTTCACCCATAATGGCCAGCTCTTTCTCGTAGGTGCTGAGGCCTGCCTCGATACGCATAACGGCTTCCTGTACTTCCTTGAGCCCGTCAATTGCCAAGCGTCCGGCACCAATCCATTCCGCCCGACTCCAGCTTGAACGCGCCTCCCAGAAAGAAAATCGGGCGCGTGGCGCTCTGATCACTCCACGTATCAGCGCTTCTTCCAGCCAGCAGGAAAACATCTGCGTCGCCAGTCGTCCGGCAATGAATTTCCGGCGCCCCAGAAAATAACGCCATGATTCATTGGCAGATGCGCGGGCGCTGGAGTAACTGACCTGTGAGTAATCCCGCGAAAGTTGTTCATAAGAGACGCCCAGCCCCGCTGCAATATAGCGAAGCAGCGCCTGTTCCAGCGCTGAAAATCCGCTGTCGGCATTCTGTGCCGTCTGTAATTTAAGTGCGTCACCTGGGTGAAGATGAGGAATTTTTACACCGCCGAGTTTTACATTGTTGGCGGCATAATATCGCGCATAACTCGCCAGAACGCTTACCAGCGGATTATTCGCATCCGCGACTCCTTCCCCTCCCATCCCCGCGATGTACTCAAAGGCCTTGTCAGTATCCAGCTCGCTCTCAATTGTTGCGGCATACATCGCCTTAACAATCGTCGACTGAAGCTGCGTTGCCTGCAGCGTATCAAGCATTTTCAGACGCTCCATTACGCTGTAAAACTGGTTGGCTCCGCGCGTCTGTCCATCCTCCACAGGCTCAAAAATATGCAGCATGGCAGGACGTCCTGAAGGCAAATATTTCGGTATCCGCGTCCACTGCCCTGCACCTGATAACGGCCAGTCATCATCGCAGACATGATACGCCAGCGCCTTACCGTTCCGGTCAACCTCCACACCCGCTCTTAACTGCTTATTCCCCATAGCGTGACCAGGTGTATCAATGCGCTTTGGGCTTATGGCTTTAAATCGGGTTCTGAACAGTTGCGTGGTTTCCGCATCCCAGACGGGCTGGAGAAAAATTTCACCATTGAAGGCGTGTACCCCAACCCCTTCACGAATAAATTCTGTAAAGGTACGCTTCCCCTCAATGTCTATCTCGCCAAAAATACCGTCACAGTATTCTGTCCAGGCCGATTCCACCTCATTGATAAAGCTCCTGGCAGCAGACTCGCGCATTCCCAGGTACTGCCAGTTAGGTCGGTAGCTGATAAGAAACAGATGGCCAACAATATGATCCTTGTGAAGCGATACCGCGTTAGCCGCAATGCCGTTATTCCTGACCAGATCATCCGCCCGGGCATTACCGAGACGTAGCGAAGGCAGCAGTGCCGCGTCGACGCTTTCAGCGCCCGGCATCCAGTCGGTCAACTGACCACCAAAACCAGTACCGCCACCACTGTATCCCATACTTTCACGCAGTGGTGCCCCGCTCACATCAATCAGTACTGGCGTCCGTTTCATAATCTCACCCCTGCCGGACCGCGACGCCCTCCCGTTTTCAGGCTGGCTTCCATTTCTGTTATGTACTTTTTCAGATCGCCGACGGAGGTTGCGGTAAACTCCACCCGCCGACCGTCCTTCTGTACTGTCGCCACCCGTTTTCCTGTCATCAGGTCATGCAGTGCGGCACGTGCTTCATACAATTCAGCCATTGTTGCCATTATTAAGATCTCCCGAAAGCATGGCGGCCAGCTCCTCAAGGGTTGGGCCCGTTTTATTCTCGCTTTTTCTGGACGCGGCCAGCGCATCCAGACTCAGTTGCCAGCGCTGGACGGATACCCGGTATGCCGCATACGCATATACCAGGCAGTCCAGCGCTTCATTACGCCTTTTCTTTGCATCCCACAGCAGCTTTATCTTCCCGTTAACCACCTTTTCCACCAGTTCTTCTGCCACCAGTTGCTTCGCTTCCACGTCCGAAAAAATTTCCGGATTATCCGGAAAACGAAAGGTGTAAGGTGAGGCTGAGTCAGGCGGGGTGGGAGGCTCTTTAAGTCTGGCGTAAATCATCTCTTTGGCGGTGTCAGTCCCGATTTCACATAAAAACACACCGCGCTGATTCCTGCTCCTGGGCATGGTGATAACGGGTTTTCCGTATACCGACGCCCCTTTGATGGGCAATACCCTGAATATGCCGTGCTTTTTTGAACGCTGATAAACGATCTCCTGATCAATCCCTCCGGTATCCCAGCAGATACGGGAAATGGAAATATCCGTCCCGTCAGCATGACGATATTTTTTATTAATGACGGCATCCACACGCTGCAGGGTATCTTCATCATCATGCCGTCCCATGATAATTTGCTTATCAATAAGGAAAGCCTCTTCGCCCGGCGCCCAGCCCCAGACATACATTTCATAACGGTTACGCTGGGAGTCGATACCAGCGGTCAGATACACCACCCGCTCCGGAACCGGCGCCGCATAATGAATCACTTTTTCCAGCAAAAGCTCATGGCTGAGTTTTTCGGCCACCGCCTCTTCATAAGGCTCGCCCAGGGTGGTGTTTATAAAGGTTTTCACACCATTTGGATCTTTCAGCGCATCCAGCCAGTCATAAATAATTTGTATCCAGGTGGTAAAGGGACTGTAAGCCGTCCAGATATGAAAGGTAATGGATCGTGGCGGCGGAACCTCCTCACCGGACGCGCTGAAATAAGCCAGTCCATCGCGTGTCCACATGCCTGTGTTATCGCAAATCCAGCGGCCTGCTTTCTGATCAAGTTCCGATTGACGGATCACGCATCCATTATGTTCACAAAGGTAATACACCGTCTCCGGCTTGCTTTTCTCCCATTTCAGACCGAACGGCGTACTGCCATCACCGAATTTAAGGTACTGTTCTTCGCCACAATGCGGACACGGTACATGAAAACGCATAAAATGCGCCGATTCATTTGCCGCCTTTTCAATCTGGCATGACCCTTTGATTTTTGGTGTGGAGCCCCGAATGGATTTAGGCCAGACAGAACCTTCAATACGTTTATCCCCCAGCAGCGTCGGCGAACCTTCTTTCTCGACATCAGGCTCAAAAGATGACAATTCGTCATAGCAGACCACATCCACCGATTTTTCACGGTAGTTTTTGGCTGCTGCACCGCCGAGGCACCAGAACCCGACACCGGAAGAAAAGCGTTTCAGGGTAAGCGTGTTATCACGATGTTTACGCCCGAACCAGGGGGCCAGCTCCAGCAATACAGGAACATCCCTGATAGTCGGCTCCACGTGGGATTTCATAAAATCCTCAGCGGATGAGTCGGTCGGCTGGAACAGCAGGCTGTTGCGCGACTTGTGCTCTATGAAATAGCCTTCCACCCCCAGCAACATTTTGGTATAGCCCACGCGGGCAGACTTAATGAGGTTTACAACGCGGATCAGTTCATACCCCATCGCGTTCATTATCGCTACCTGAAACGGCAGCGTTTCCCATTTGCCGGGGGTGTAGGAGGACTCTTTTGGCAGATAGTAATACTCATCAGCCCACTGCACGGTGGTAAGCGGTACGGGAATATGAAGCGCTATCAGCCCGTTAGTTATGGCTCTGTTGGCATTATTCGCCCTGCGCTCTCCGGAAATCATCGGTCCACTTCTCCACATCCGCTATCGTGGCGGCCCTGCCTGACGCCCTGGCGATTTCCGTTCTGACCACATCGATGTGTGACTGGCACAGATCAGGATATTTGCGCTGTAATACCAGCGGTACCCTTGACAGTATCCCTGCTATTTCCTGAGCCACCCGTTGCAGGATGTAGGTGAACAATTCGGTCTCAAGAACCAGCCCTTCGCGCTCAGCATTTTTAAGTTCCTGCGCATCCGCCTGGGCTTTTGTCAGGCGGTAGCGCTCATAGTCGATGGTGCCGGGATTAAGATCTGATTCCGCAGCGGCACGTAAATCATCAACCTCTTTACGCAGCTTTTCATTTTCAATAGACGCATCACGCTCCGCGTACCATGAAATCGCTGCCGCGGTGTCGAACACTGCTTCGTTACCTTTTCCTCCTCCGGAAACAAGTGGCAGCCCCTGGCTTTGCCAGGCTGTGACAGTTCTGACGTCACAACCAAAAATTTCAGCCAGTTTTTTTTTATTCACGTTCATGGAAAAGTCTCCCGGAAACAGGAAAGGATCTGCGATCTTCGTTTTTAACTAAAAACGTTATCCAGCAGATCCTTTCTTTTTTCTAAAAAAACCTTTAAAAACAGTCAATAAACGATAAGAAGAACGGATCTGGCTTTTCCCTGAAAATTTTCATAAGGAGTGAAATCCTGCGACGCTGCCGCCCCGTAATGTCCCTGACTGCCGGAAAGGACCCGTAAAGATTGATGTCCTCCCACGGATTAGCCCCTGCTGTAATGCTTACTTCACAACCTCTATGGTGGCACCATTAGAGTTCATCACATAAACCTGATCGCCCGGATAGATAAACTGGTAACGGCAGCCATCACCCGCGCCGGGGAAATTTTCACTCGGATATTCCTCAATAATGATGGCAATAGCATCAGTATCCAGCACATCAGTACGGTCACTAATAACCAGTTCTTCCTCCTGCAGCGCTTTGGTCATTTCTGGATCTTCATAGATAGCCGGGAGCCAGTATGCGAAGTCTGGGCTGGCTGAGTTATGAGTAAGTTTTAAAGTATCTGCGAACGTTTCAGAACCAGCCCTGGCTATCGAGATAGATGGTTGCTCACAAATATGCGTAACACCGTTGATGATGGTTTTAACTGTAAACATAGTATTTCCTTCTTCGTCTTCTTGTTACAACAAAAAGCCCCGCCAGTGCGGAGCTATGGGATTGTTAGTTGACTCTCTCACCGAGTTGTAAATACGCTCACACGTCACTCCGGCCCGGTATGCCGTCTCGATGGCCTCCCAGTCCGGTTTTGCCATGATTATGTTCCCTGTGATTAACCATTATCGCAGCCCCTCACTGAAGGGCTGCTGTAATGCCTGATCTCACCTACTGCATAACCGTATTATCAGCATCACTACCGAGAATATCGGTCAATGCGGTATCGACAGCGGCGTCAATCTGCTGATCCAGTGTGGATTTAATCTGCGTTTTAACCGC